GAGGCATCGTAATAATTGGTGGGTTTGTCACAGTCACAGTCGTGGAGGGTGCAATAGTAGAAGTGGTTGTCGTTGATGTCGTGGTAGTCGTGGATGTTGTGGTAGATTCCCATGTTGTTGTTGTCTCCTGAATAGTTGTTACTGGACTATTGATTGTGGTCGTAACCAATACTGTAGTATTTGTATCCGTTTGGATACCATTAGTTGTGAACGCTGAATCGGGAACCATCTCATATCCCTGATTGTTGATATTCCAAGCCAACATAATACAGGTTTCACCCCCATGCTCGTACATCCACAGGTCTAGTGGTTGGCTGCCTGCACTAATGTTTAGGGGTCCCGATTCGGTTGCAAAACAATTTTGGTCGCCCCAAAAACCCAACTCGTTACCACCAATGTCAATAATGCCACCGTCATCAGAAGCCAACCAAAACTCAATCGTGTCATGTTCAGGTATCTCTATGAAACCTGTCATGTGAACCATAAACAAATCAACAGTGCAGTCCTCAAACGGTTCACCGTTGTAGTTACGGTTGATGTTGTTTTCCACTTCACTACCGCAAACGGTATAGATGTCATCTGACCGTGTAGGAGGTACGGTATCTATTGCGTAATAAGTAGTTTGTAGCCCTGCTACTGGTTCAGCGTTGGCTTGCGGCGCAAACAACGCCAAGATTGCTACTGGCGCAAATACCAGCCAACGGCTAGACCGCATCTCGTTTGCCTATCGTGCTTCGGACATCGTGCATACCTTGCAGCCCGTACACGGAGTCGTCTTGGGGATTGATAGTCACAATATTGTTTAGGTTATGTTGAAACGGTTTCATATCTAGAAACTCGTAGATGCGGTTCAGTTCACTCTGGGTGTTACCAATCAAATCTTCAAACTCTACAAACAGAAAAGTGTCTGGGTCATTTGCATCTTTAGCCATCTGCATACCGACCATGTTGCGATTGAACTCATCAGCCATTCCAGAAGTATCAAAGTCATCTCTATTGTTGCGTTCAAACAAAGACTTAAATGAATCAATAATTTCGGCAGGGTTGCGAGTCAAAACAATAATCTTTGGCTGAGGTGTCACATACTTACGCAACATTTCAACATTCGCTTGCATAGTCCACGCACGACACTTATCTATAACAACAGGTCTTACCACATCGCTGTAATAGCGAGCAGGTAAATTAGAAATCATTTGATGTGCGTGCGCTTGACGATGGTTGGCAGGTATTGCTTGTTGGCTAAACGACTGATGCGTTTGCCACATCACATCACACAACGCAGAGATGCCTTCAGTGTGTATAGACGGATTCTGATATAGCAAGGTTGAAAGTAAGGTGCTGCCACTTCTAGGTAAACCACTCAAAAAGTGAAGTTTCATTTAACTTATTTTACTGCGAGTGGAAGCAAATCCCATGTCTTTGTAGATTCATTCCAGTTAACAACTTTGTTGTTGGGAATGTTGCTTGGCATTGGTGTTGGTGGCTGCCAATCATTATTGGAATCTAACAACCATGATGGAAACGGTTGTGGTGCAACAAACTCATCTGCTGTTTCATCATAAGTAAAACCGATACCTGCATAGTGTTTACGAATATTGCGATTGTACGAAGTACGCAAGCAGCGTTGCCCTGTTGTTTCCGTGTAATGTGCTTCCCAATCAGAAATACCATTAACTATTTCATCCTCGTTGCGACCAACAAAAACTTGAGTCACAATATTGTTTTCATTTAACAATGCGTAATGTGCCATTAGAAACTCACACTTCCACTTCCAGCAGTAAATACATAAACCTTGTAGCCACCAGCAGTTGATGTCGGTGTTGTGCCACCACCAGTTTTAGTTAAACCACCATCAATAGATGTGAAGTCGGGATTGCTGTCGGCATAGCGCAACACAACAAGTCCACTTCCACCGTTACCACCCGACAACAGATATTGATTATCAAAAACACCACCACCACCAGCACCTAGGTTGGCAGCAGCATTTATTCCAGCAAGTTTATTTCTGCCGTTAGTTCCACCACCTGTACCACCCGAACCAGCAGTTCCATATGAGCCGCCGCCGCCGCCACCGCCACGAGTCACGGCACTACCAGATATTGAAGAACTCAATCCTGCACCACCGTTGCCACCTACACCACCTGATGTTGTTGCGTTGCCACCAACTGCACCTGCACCACCACCACCACCATTTGGATAAGAGGCACTATTCACATTACCCTGATTAGCACCACCCCTAAAACCTTGATTGTTTGCGTTATATGTTGGTGTTGTAGTGGTATAGGAAAACATACGACTACCACCGTTTTGCGTTGTGGAATATGCACCACCACCACCACCACCCGAACCACCATCGCCACCATGAAGGTCGTTGCTAGTTATTGATGGACCACCACCACCACCACCAACAGAAATAATTGTTGAAAATTGCGAATACCCACCGTTTGATGAATAAACGCCATTCTTTACGCCAGCAGCACCACCAGCACCAACAACCACCGTGAACGCTGTACCAATAGAAACTGCAAGTGCGCTTTCTGCTGAACTTCCACCACCAGATGTTTCACCTGATGCAGAGTTACGATAGCCACCTGCACCACCACCACCGCCACCTAAGTTTGAACCAGCACCACCACCACCACCAGCGAGAACAAGATATTCAACGCTAATAGTTGGTGCAGTTGGTGTTGTCGCAGCCTTACCCCAATTAGCAATAGATGGTTGCTGTATAAGTGTGCGCTGTGCGTACCTAGTCATAGTTACGCCGTGATTCTGTTTACAAAACCAAAAATTCCAACAACACTGGCTGTACCAGCAAACGCTGTAATTACCTTTGGTGTTGTGTTGCCCTGTAACACCAAACCTGCACAAATAAGAGTCAAACCACTAGGAGAAAGAGCAATAGATTGCTGAATCTTATCTTTTGCTGCAACACCACCAAATTCAATGGTCAAAGTAACCGCAGCCGAGTGAGTGTTGTTTGCGTACAGCCACACCTCATCAATTGTGGTAGCCACATTAGCACCCGTATGAATAGTTGTGCCGAGTGTTGTTGTTGCAACAACGAGCGTACCCAGACCTGTGCCTGTAGTCATCGTTGTTGGTTGAAATGCTATCTTGCTAAATGTTGCCATATCTATATAACCTTTCGTTCCCTAAAGGGAAAATAATGTTTGTTCAACCGTATCGTAACGGTCAAATATTAGTAATTCTAACCACTCGTCAAATGTGCCTTCATCAAAAGTTGTTATGTCGTAAGTAGTAGAAAAGTAACTATTGAACAAATCGCCCAAAGTCTCACCCGTAGCACCCTCGTCTTTGAGCCATTGGTATGCCAGAGTCCCACGATACTGCAAACCTTTTTCGGACCAAAAAGCATATAACAAGTCACCCAAAGTTTGACCAGTAGAGGGGTATGACGCTGACAGTGCTTCAAACATTGCATCGTTAGTTGTTGTCATAATCCCTCATCTTTCTGGGTTCACCCTCGCAACAGGAATCTTTATATCCGCATTGTGGGCAAAGCCAACGAGTAGCCTCAGGAGGATACTCGCAACCACAAGTCGGACATTCAATTAACCGACTCATTTATAGTAGTTTCTGTTCCTTACGGGACTCAATCTCGGAATGAGCGACTGACGCTATTAGGGCATCTAGTTCTGCGTCAGATATTTCTGATGGTTTCTGGGAGTGTTCAACATGTAACTGTGTTGGGGCTAAACGGTTCGTTGCTTGCAAATACAGTTTGGCGGAGTTGTTGTCTCCTTCTAGGGCACGAGCGTATAACGAATCCAAAATTTTTTGGGTTCGTTCTGGTGATTGTTGTAGGTCGGTTACTCGGCGTTCCCATTCTATTTTGAACATCGGTTTCTTTTTCCACCTGCGTAATGTGGTTTCGTCCACGCCCTCTTGGATAGCGTATTTTTCTTGGGAGGATGGGACCCGATGTGATTGGGGTACTAGTAGCCAGTTTAAAAACTTTTCTTGCCGTTCATCTAGAATGTTGTCCATGCCATTATGTGATAGGTTCCCCATGTCCTATCTGTTTCTATGATAGGGAACGGAGGGAACATTAATGGGGGGACCTACGGGGGGGGACTCGTGTAATAGGTGCAGGGAGTTACACGACCTGCACATACATGTTCTTGTGTGGTTAAGTATAAAACCAACATCCGTTGGTTTTATGTCAATTCAGTTTTAGCGTGGACAAAAGGAACATACAATGCCAAAATTAGGAAACAAACATTTCGCTTACACACCTGCAGGACAAGCAGCCTACAAAGAGGCTAAAGCAGCAAAAGCAACCAAAAAACCATCCAGCATTGGTGGACCACCATCACAAGATAAAGCAGAGCGTCAGATGGGTGCATATGATTATGTTAAAAAGAAAACTACAGGTTTCAAAGTAGCAGAACATAGCACTTTAAAGGAAGCACAATCTGCTTTAGCGGATGCACTATCTGAAGGTGATATATCAGACAAATATCCGACACCAGTATGGGAACAAGCATCCAACAAACTAGTAGCACAAATGTGGGCAATGTACAAAAAGTCATCCAAATCCAAAGGACCAAAGAAAATGCATCGTATGCCTAACGGGAAGATGATGTCTGGCGCATCACATGGCAAGTAAAAAACCGCCCATAGAATTACCACAATCCTATTACGATAACGCTATGCCACGCAAACGGCAAATACCAAACAAAGACGCTACACGAACAAGACGGTCAAAAGGTGTACGAACCATCTATCGTAAACCAAAAAACGATACAATAATCGGTAGCCTGACACCACCTAGCGGAAAATTAAGAAAAACATTTAAAGGTTTATAATGCCAAAAACTGCAGCGTGGACAAGAAAAGAAGGCAAAAACCCTAAAGGTGGGTTAAACGCCAAAGGACGAGCATCATACAAGGCTCAAACAGGTGGCACCTTAAAGCCACCTGTCTCCGCAAAACAAGCAGCCAAATCCCCCAAAAGTGCTGCCAGACGCAAATCATTCTGCGCACGCATGGGTGGGTCCAAAGGACCACTAAAAGATGCTAAAGGACGACCAACACGCAAAGCACTCGCTTTGCGCAAATGGGACTGTTAATGGAATCCAAAAACTATACAAACCCAGCGTTACGAGCCAGAATCCTATCGTCAGTAAAAGCAGGGACATCAGGAGGAGCCGCAGGACAATGGTCTGCACGCAAAGCCCAACTCGTAGCACAACGCTACAAGAAAGCAGGCGGAGGCTACACAGGAGCCAAAAGCAGCAAACAGAAATC